ATCCTTCATCTATATCACAAAAAAGAATAAGTCCATAGCCTGTTTTGATTGGCTATAAACTTATTATACGAGGAGGAGTAATGGAGAATATAGATAAAACGATAGATGCTATCTGCGTCTGGATTAAAAAGGAATTGGAAGCGGGGAAAAGTAATAGGAATCATGAGATTTCTAAAATGGCAGAAGCTCTGGCGGAGCTAGTGTCCGCCAGACGGGAAAAACTTTAATCCATGTTTTCGGACTTGCCTACGGTATTGACAATTGTATCGAAAAAGTGCGTCACTTCTTCAGCAGTTCTTACAGAATTTTCATGCTGGCAGATAAGATCATTCTGAATAGCAAGTTCTGTTAAGGATTTTGCAAGCTGACATTTATAAGTATCAGTAAGCTCAAACATATGAATTCCTCCCTTTCTTTCGTACTCAGCTGCGGCAACAGCTTGTACATCAAGAATAGGAGAACAAAACATAAAAGTCAATAGATTTTATAAGCAATAGAGTAATCAAATAGAAAACTTAACACAAAAACTTAAGAATGAGAGGAGATTTTATTATGTCAGTACTGAAAGAAGTAGTTACGAATTTACAGGAAGAGGTCAACGCGAAACTGATAGAGCTGGGAGCGCCAAGAGAAACGGTTTTTAGACTTGAAGAAGAATTTGCAGATCGTGGAGAGTATGCATCTGGAGAATTTGAAGAAGAATTCGCCGCAAAGATGGTGAGGTATGCCGTGTCTATTCGCATTCTTTCCGTGGAGACTGGGTACACAACAGAGCGTTTGTGGAACATCTGGGAAGAAACCATGTCGAACTTCCTGAATGGGGATGGTTGCTATTCTACCCTGGAAGAAGAGTGGGAGAGTTTCAAGGACGCTGCAAGAGAAAGAGACTGGTAAGAAGAAATGGAGCAGGGATTACAGGTAGCAGGAAAGGCTACCACTCTGGTCGATTTTCGGAAAGATGTACAACCAATAAAGAATAGTATGTAACAGATAAGGGGGTGGCAGATTGTTTATTCTGAAAATACCAACGGCCAGAGGGAAAGAAGCGCAGATTAAAATACACTGCCTGATACCCATTGATGGCAAAGAGGTAGACTTTGACGAATTGTCGGAAGAGGAAAAGAAAGCGATTTCAGACAGCATAAACAGGAACGCATTGACAAGACACAATTATATAGAAGAGAAAACCGCCTGATGGCGGTCGAAGAGGACAAGCAGTATACAGCATTAGAGAAAGGAAAGACGGAAATGTTAGAACTGGAACAGAGTAGAGAACAGAGACGCAGAGGAAAGAAACAGCAGCAGAAAAGAGTCCGTAGATACATATTATCTCTCCTCTCCATCCCGGTAGAGACGGTATGGCTCGTGTGCATATGTACGCTGGTATCGCCAACGCTTTCAGGGGAACAGGCAACCGCAGGGATGTGGGCAGCAGGGGCGCTGCTGTGCGTGACGGCTTATTTAAACTGTAAAGGAGAAGGTAGGGGAAAATCATGAGGAAATATGAGTTTACAGGAGAAACGCAAAACATTGAGTGCACGGGAAAGGTTATAACCTTACACCGCATCCGCGCAGCAAGGGATTTCATGGGTGTTAAAAAGGAAGAGCTGGGAGGCTGGATCGAGACGGAGGACAATCTCTCGCATTCTGAAAATGCGTGGGTGTCTGGAAATGCGCGGGTGTTTGGAGATGCGCGGGTGTTTGGAGATGCGCAGGTGTTTGGAAATGCGTGGGTGTCTGGAGATGCGCGGGTGTCTGGAGATGCGCAGGTGTCTGGAAATGCGTGGGTGCCTGGAAATGCACGGGTGTATGACATAAGACATGTATTCACAGCAGGGCCAATTGGCAGCAGGAATAGCTTCGTTACATTTTTCAGAGATAAGGACTGTGGGATTTCCGTAAAATGCGGATGCTTTTCAGGAAAACTTGGGGAGTTCCTTGAGAGAGTCAGGAAAACGCATGGGGATTCGAAGTATGCGCATGAATACATCCTGATTGCGGAGAGCGCAAAAGCCTGTATTGACCTGACGGCGGAAAAGCCGGAAGAGGAAGGAGGCTCGGAGTAGCGGGAGGATATCATCGTTGACAAGAAGACTTTTGAAGTGATGCGCCCAAAAAGATGCCCCCGGCGCAGGTGATAGGACGCCAGGGGTAAAAGCAAAAATACTGTATATGCATACTATATCGCATTAAGGGGGAAAAATCAAGAGGATGCGGCAAAATAAAGCAAAAAAATTCTTTTAACCGCAGAGGAAGGACAGGGGATGGAAAGGGACAGGCTTATCGAAGAGAACATACGGCTGGCATACTGGGTGGCGGAAAAGTTCCGCAGGTGCGGCATGGAGTACGACGACATTGTAGGCTGCTGTATGCTGGGGCTTGTGAAGGCTGCAGGTATGTACGATCCTGGGCGCGGAAAGTTTTCCACATTTTCAGTCAGGGTAATGCAGTATGAAATGTCGGTGGAACTGAGGAATGCACGGAGGAAGAAGCGCTCAGGCTGCTACATGGAGAGCCTGGAAGCAGAGCAGGAGGACGGGCTGCAGCTTGCCGAGCTGGTACCCGACCCGCACGATGGCTACAGTGAAGTGGAAGCCGCCATGCTGTATGATGCGTGGATGGAAAAGCTTACAGGACGTGAAAAGGAAGCGGCGCGGCTTTTGGTCGGGGAGGGGCTCAGCCAGGAGGATGCTGCACGGAGGATGGGGATTGCACAGTCATATGTCAGCAGGATTATGAAGGATGCGAGAAGGAAGATGGAAGTGATGTGCGCCAGGTAAGGCACGAAGAAGAGAGGAAAGAAGATGGTACAGAGGAACAGGCAGAGATATTATCCGGGAACCAGCACGGAAATAACAGCACCGCTCTTTATCTATCAATGCGCCTGTGGGCGCAGGGAATGGTTCACGTCCCCGGAACGCGTAACACCGGAATATAAATGCCCGGTGTGCGGTCGTCCGGGAGTGCGCCAGGTAGCAGCGGGAAAGGAGTAAAGACATGGGTCAAAGGCTGACATTAAGGCAGATGGAGGAATTTTATCAAAAAATGAAGGCAGCAGAGCTGCCGGAAGCAGGAACATGGTCAACCATGCCACATAACAGGGATATGGTACTAAATTATCTCGGACAGATGATTGACGAACTGGAGTACATAAAAAAGAAGTCGCTGAAATTGAAAGAGGACACAAAAAAATAGCTGGTACGCACTGGGAACGCATACCAGCCGCCCATGATGCATCATTATGATGACCACAAAACACTTGTTACCATAATACATCATGGGCGCGGAAAAGTCAAGGAAAAACGGCGGATTACATGCCGTTTTAGTACTTGATAAAGATATTAAAGTTAGGACATGATGCTATGGCTGTGAAGAGAAAAACATACAGGTACAGAGATGGGGACATCATCGATGTAGAGGAGTACCACGATGGAAGGTATGGCGCCCCAGGGGAAAAGAGGGAAAAGAAAACAAAGCCGACAGCGGAGCAGATGCGCCGGATCAATGCCCAGAACAAAACGAAGAGGGCAAGGCAGAGGATGCTGCTCTACATAAAAGACGGTGATTACTTCGCGACATGGACATACGCCAGGGAGGAAAGACCGCCAGACATGAAAGCCGCGCTGAAGGATTTCCAGAACGCAATGAAGCATGTGCGCAGGGAATACCGGAAGAAGGGGAAAGAACTTTTCTGGTTCCGCAACATTGAACGCGGCACAAAAGGCGCATGGCACATCCATCTTGTCATCAATGATATAGGGGATACAGCGGGGATCCTGACGGATGCATGGACAAAGGGGAGCGTCTATATTTCCAGGATACGGAACAACCCTAAAGTTTATGACGAAGATTTCACAAAGCTCGCAAGCTACATGACAAAGGATGAACACACCGTACACGAGAAAAAGGACGGCACGGCGGGAAAACCCAGGATAAGGGAAGCAAATTATAATATATCCCGGAACATGCCGCTGCCGGAGCCGAAACCGGACAAGCTGCTCCGGTGGAAGAAAGAAGCAAAGCCAAAGAAAGGGTATTACATCGCCCACATATACGAGGGCAGGAACCCGGTAACAGGGCACAGGTACAGGAAATACACCATGATACGCCTGGAAAGCAGGGGAAAGGAAAAAAACAATGGCAGCAGGACGAAAAAAAAGAAAGAAACACATGCCAAGCATCCTCCAGGACAAAGAGGACAAGAGGTGCTTCCTCTGTATGATGGCCGGGGATTACAGCGTTAAGAGTGTGCAGGAGCATCATATCATTATGGGCACATCAGGACGCGCAAAATCAGAAGAGCTGGGGCTGAAAGTGAACCTCTGTGAAAACCATCATATATACGGCCCTGAGGCAGTGCATAACAACGCACAGAACCGCCGCACCCTGGAGAGGGCAGCGCAGGAAGCGTATGAACACACTCATACCCGCGCTGAATGGATGCAGGAAATAGGGCGCGACTACTTACAGGCACCATCCCCGCAGGGGGAGGTAATATATCACAGCAGCTATTGGAAAGCACGCAGGGGAGGGGGCTGACGCCCTCCTGGAAAGGAGAAGAATGGGAGGATTAAAGGATTACGAGAGAGGAAGGAATGACGGCCTTGCCCTGGCGGGGAAGATTGTACGCCGTGGGGGGATTGAAGAGCTGGAAAAAGAAATGAAATTCCGCGGAGTGACAGGCATACACACGGCAATCGCAAAGAAAGAACTGGAGCAGGCGACTATGGCAATCAAGGAAATGACACTGGATACCATGCTGCTGCTGTCAGTGGCCGTCCTCCATGATGAATTTGGGTTCGGTGGGAAACGCTGCCAAAGGTTCATTGACCGGGCAAACCGGATAGCGGGGAGCCTGGCGGACGACATGGCGACATGGGAAGATTACCGCAAGATGGTAAAGGAAGAAATGGGGATTGAGATGGTAATCCGGTACAACCGATAGGAGGGCATAGCCCTGCAGGAGGGAAACATGTGGAATGTAAGCATTAACAGTCTGGTAATGGCAGGGGAGGCAGCGGCAACACTGTACGCATATGACAGACAGGGGGTCTTAAGGAAGAAAAGCGAAGTCAGGATTGCAAGGGAAGGGATGGGGAAACACAAGTCTGAGCTGGCCGTCATCCTGAAAGCCTTGCGGGAAATCCGGTTTCCCTGCCGCGTGACATTAAAACCCACACAGCCAGCCATCACAGACGCCATTGCGCAGGGATGGGCGGCAGGATGGAGGAAGCGCGGATGGAAAACAGCATCGGGAAAGACACCCAGGGAGCCGGAACTGTGGGAGGAGATACTGGAAGAATTAGATAAGCATGAAGTGAAAGCAGAATAGGACACAGCGCACAGGGAGTGTGCTGGAAGATTAGCAGAAAGGAGCCAGCCTCCGGCCGGGGCAAGGACATGTCGGGCTTCTGGAAACGATGGATTATAAGGAATTTTTACAGACAAAGATTGAGATAGCACAGGAAAGCGGGTTCGAGATAACGGCAGATGATCTGAACCCGGCATTAAAGCCCCACCAGCGGGAAGCGGTGGCGTGGGCGTTGCGCGGGGGATGCAGGGCACTGTTTGAATCCTTCGGGCTGGGAAAGACAGCGCAGGAGCTGGAATACTGCCACCAGGCTGTAAAGCATGAAGGGGGGCAGGCACTGATTGTCCTCCCTCTTGGAGTAAAACAGGAGTTCACACGGGACGCCGTGGAGCTTCTTGGATATGAAAAGCCCGCGTACGTCCGAAAAATGGAAGAAGTGTGGGCGGCAGCAGGAAAAGAGATATTAATAACTAATTATGAACGTGTCAGGGATGGGGACATAGAGCCGGGGTATTTTAAGGCGGCATCGCTGGACGAAGCGAGCGTCCTGCGCTCTTTTGGAAGCAAGACATACCAGGAGTTTCTTGAAAAATTTAAAAGCGTGAAATATAAGCTGGTAGCAACCGCCACGCCGTCCCCAAACAGGTACAAAGAACTGATCCATTATGCAGGGTATTTAGGCATCATGGACACCGGGCAGGCTCTTACAAGGTTCTTCCAGAGGGACAGCACAAAGGCGAACAACCTGACGCTTTACCCAAACATGGAAGATGAATTCTGGATGTGGGTATCAAGCTGGGCGCTGTTCATCACAAGGCCGTCTGACGTCAACCCTGCTTATTCCGATGAAGGATATGAGCTCCCACCGCTGGATGTACGCTGGCACGAACTTCCCGCACATTATGGGAACAGCATGGAAAAAGGTGGGCAGATGTCCTTGTTTACGGAAGCGGCAGCGGGACTAAAGCAGGCAGCGGAAGTAAAGCGGGAAAGTATCGGGAAGCGTGTGGAAAAGATGAAAGAGATTGTGGATAACTCCCCAGGAGACAGCTTCATCCTGTGGCATGATTTGGAGAATGAGCGCCACGCAATCAAAGAAGCCATGCCGGAAGCCGTGGACATTTACGGCAGCATGGATTACGAACGCCGCGAACAGCGCGTTATTGACTTCTCGGAAGGAAAGACACGGCTGTTCGCAACAAAGAAATCCCTGTCCGGCTCCGGCTGCAATTTCCAAAAGCACTGCCACCGGGAGATATTCCTGGGGATTGATTACGAATTCAACGATTTTATCCAGGCAGTGCACAGGTGCTACCGCTTCCTGCAGAAAGAGCAGGTAGTCATTGATATCATTTACATGGAGAACGAGCGGCAGATTAAAGAGGCCCTGCTGGAGAAATGGAAAAACCATGAAAAGATGGTGGAGAAGATGGTAGGCATACTGAAAAAATACGGGCTGGGAGGCACGGGCAAGGCAGAGCAGATGAAAAGAAAAATGGGGGTGGAGACAGTGAGGATAGAAGGGAAACGTTACACGGCAGTACATGCGGACTGCGTGGAGGAAACAAAGAAGATGGAAGAAAATAGCATTGGGCTGATACATACCTCCATCCCTTTTGGGAACCATTACGAATACAGCGCCAACTATAATGATTTTGGGCACAACCAGAGCACGAAAAGGTTTTTTGAGCAGATGGATTTCCTGACACCGGAGCTCCTGCGTGTCCTGACACCGGGGAGGGTAGCTGCCATCCATGTGAAAGACCGTGTGCTGTTCGGGAATGCCACAGGTACCGGGATGCCGACTGTAGAACCCTTTCACGCACAATGCATTGCCCACTATATGAAACACGGTTTCCAGTATTTCGGGATGATTACCGTGGTGACGGATGTGGTCAGGGAGAATAACCAGACTTACCGTCTGGGCTGGACAGAACAATGCAAGGATGGCTCTAAGATGGGAGTCGGGTGCCCGGAATACATCCTGCTTTTCCGTAAGCTCCCGACAGACCGTTCGAATGCTTATGCAGACGAGCCGGTAAAGAAATCCAAAGAAAAATATAGCCGGGGGCAGTGGCAGCTGGACGCACATGGATACTGGCGCAGCTCTGGCGACAGACTGGTATCCAAAGAGGAATTGAAAGATGTCCCCGTAAGCAGCTTGCAGTCAGTATACAGGGAATACAGCCGGGAAAATGTCTATTCCTACCAGGAACACGTAGAACTCGCAAATGAACTGGACAAAGACGGGAAACTCCCGGCGTCATTCATGGTAATCGCCCCAGGGAGCTGGAACACGCTGGAGGTATGGGACGACATAAACCGGATGAACACGCTGAATACCACCCAGAGCCGCAGGCGGAAACAGATGCACGTCTGTCCACTGCAGATAGACATTGTGGAGAGGGTCATCAACAGGTTTTCAAATAAAGGCGATACTGTGCTGGATCCGTTTGGAGGGCTGATGACCGTCCCGATGGTGGCCGTGAAAATGGGGCGGGAGGGCTATGGGATAGAGCTGAACCCCGATTATTTCCGAGACGGCGTAGGATACCTGCAGGCGGCGGAGGAAGCGCGGGAGGCGCCGACACTGTTTGATTTCATAGGAGAAGGGAAAACCCAGGAGGAAAAAAGATGAAAGGACGCACGAAAAGGGAACCATCGCTCCCGCCTGAAATGAAATACCGCCCAGACACAGTAAAACCGGGCGATACCCTTATTCTGTATGGGAAAGAGAGGGATGAAGAAAAGAGCGCGAATGCAGTAAAAATAGTGAAACGGGAACTGCGGGTAATCAAGCCGCACCCGAACTATATATTGTGCGTAAGCCCGAAAGGCATCCGGGAATGCCTTATGTACCACGACTTGGAACAGTATACAAAGCCGGAGGGAGTATATTCGGAATATTACATTACAAAAAAGCTGAAAAAAGCAACTCTGCAGACGGAGGAATAGAGGAGCAATGACAACAGACCGTGAGCATAAATCAATCGAAAGGATAAAAACGGCATCAGAAATAAGCCTGAGGTACTACGGAAAACCGCTTGTGTGTACATATTCGGGAGGAAAGGATTCGGATGTGTTGCTGGAACTGTTTAAACGCTCAGGCGTACCATTTGAGGTACACCATAGCTTGACTACAGCAGACGCACCCGAAACAGTAAAGCATATCAAACAAATATTTCGTCAAATGGAGTTAAAAGGGGTAAGGTGCAGCATTGATTATCATACTCAGCCGGGCGGGGACAGAATTACCATGTGGAATCTTATTCCGAAGAAAATGACGCCTCCGACAAGACTTATGCGGTATTGCTGTTCAACACTCAAAGAGACGGGCGGCTCAAATAGGATGATTGCCACAGGGGTAAGATGGGCAGAGAGCAGAAAAAGGAAGGAAAGGGAAGTATTTGAAAGCATCTCCAGAAATAAGAGCAGCAAAGCCAAAGCGTCAGATGAAAAAATACTGTTGACTGACAATGATGATACGAGGCGGCTGTTTGAACAGTGCCAGATGAAAGCTAAGACGGTTGTAAATCCAATCATAGATTGGAAGGATGGAGATATATGGGATTATTACTGGGGTGAATGTAAGCTCCACAACCCGTTGTATCAAATGGGGTATTATCGCGTTGGGTGTATAGGATGCCCTATGGCGGGCAAATCGCGCCACAAAGAATTTTCTGATTTTCCGAAATATAAGCAGGCGTACATAAGGGCGTTTGGCAGGATGCTCCAAGTCAGGGCGCAAAAGGGGCAGCGAACAAGTGGAAAAGTGGGGAAGAGGTTTTCAGCTGGTGGATGGAGGAGACTAATATACCGGGGCAGATGGCAATGGTTGATTTTATGGAGGGAATAGAATGAAAATATACATATCAGGCCCTATAACGGGCACAGATGATTATATGGAGCGGTTCAGAGAAGCAGAAGAAAAGCTTACAGCAGCAGGACACCAGGTATATAACCCGGCATATGCCAATTCATTCATGCCAAAAGGAACCGAGTATGAAGAATACATGAAAGTAGCATTCACGCTCCTTGAAATAGCGGACACTATTTATATGCTGGAAGGATGGCAGGACTCCCGCGGAGCAAACCGGGAATATGGCTATGCCGTAGCAAAAGGCTATACGATTATGGAAGAGCGGCGACAGCGGCGAAAAGGAGATTAACAAAAGCCGAACGGCAGCAGGACAAAATAAAAGGAAAATGGAGGACAAAAAATGCGTGCGAAAAAAGATGCAGAAAGGCAAGGAGAAATGAAGTACGAGCAGTTAGATATATTTTCCTTTATGCAGCCGCGACAAGCAGAAGAACCGCCAATACTTTTATCCAAAGGGCAGGAAGTTTATCTTGTTAATAAAGGAGATGTAATAAAATGTACAGTTTGCGATGATGAAAACTCGTGGATATGTGGAGGAAATAACAGGGGTTACAGACTTGTCACAGAAGGAGGGGGATATGATTGTACATGGAATAGTGCGATTTTAGGAAAGGAAGCATTTACTAATTATGATAGCGCAAAGGCGAAAGCCAATGAATACCTAAAAACTCATGACGGAATCATTCTTGCGGCAAACATAAAACCGATAAATACAGTTGCATATTCATGTGTAAGGGATTGTGGTAACGGAGAGAAGATAGCGTTTTATTGCGATTTAGGTAATGATATGTACTACCTAAGCGAATTTACGACATATCATCACATCTGTAAAGGCAAGAAAGCGGTCAGGAAATTCATGGGGCAGCAGGCGTTTAAGTATAACAACCCAAAGGAAATCAGCGGCTTTATTCCCGTCTTTAAGAACATGTATAAGTGCACAGAACAATCGGATTGGGATTATGCAGAGTGCAGCTACGTTTATGCAGTCGGGGAACGAATTTAAAATGGTATAACTTCCCCCTGAATCCGCCTTACAATATCATTAGGGGATTTAGGGGATTGTGGAGGGAAAGGGAAATATGGAGAGATTGACGGAACGCACTGGGGAAGGACAGGCTATTCCACGGATGGACTTAAAGAATAACGGGCATCAGAGATGTATGGAACGTCTGGCAGAATATGAGGACTTAGAGGAACAAAACAGACTATTAAAACTGCCTTGTGCAGTGGGGGATATGGTGTATGTACTCCGCCTTGATAATACAGCATACATGATGAACAATGAAAAGGTGTGGGAAATTGTCGAAGATAAATTTGAGATTTTTCATTTTGACAGCATAGGTAAAACCGTTTTCCTCACCAGAGAAGAAGCCGAAGCCGCATTGAAAGAATTATGAACATCCGAACAACAATAAACAAACTCCAAAAAGCACTGATACAGCGAGGATATATCTATAAAATTTGGAAGGTCAGGGAAAATAATCATGGATTTTATGAACGAACGAATAACTGAGGATGCAGGAGAAGAATTTGCCCCATCACGTTATGGATTGAAAAGTAAAAATGATTCAATAGTTAAACCGTACGGCACATATGAACTGTTCTTTGAGATTACTTTTCAAGTACTGCAAAAGCTTGGGGCATATGAGGATATAGGAACGCCGGAAGAATGTAGAAAAGCAATGGAAAGGCAGAGGGGGAAGAATCCAGTCAAAGACGAATATAACCATGATTGCTGCCCGACCTGCGGTTGGGTTGTCTACCAAGAAGAATATGGGGGCAGATACTTACCACATTGCGAAAACTGCGGCCAGGCTATTGATTGGGATAATTAAGTGGTTTGTGGGAGAATGGGGGGAAGGAAGAATGAAATATAAGTGCATAAAAGAAATGTGCTTACCGAAGTGTGATGGTGATGGCTTTGAAATTCCAAATGAATACGGATTTGTGACAGTCGGCAGTATTTGGGAAAGAGACGATAGAGGAAACCTTATTGGCGGCGATGTACATATGGATTCACTGGATGATGATTCTGATTTTGGATGGATAGAAATGCCGCTTGATGACTTGAAAGAGAATTTTGCATTGATTGAATGAAATCGGTGAGCGTATAGGCGGTGGGACATTGACTGGTTCGCGCCGATGCAGAAAGGAGGCAGGAAAAACATGCACACGAAAAGAAACCCGTATATAGACCAGGCGAAGCACTGCATAGGGCTAGACAGGAAGAAACCATACATCCGGCATGGGAAGAAGTTCTACTTCCCATACCGTAATTATTTTGCCACTGGCAGGGATTACGAGATTTGGGAAGTGATGGAGTCTGCCGGATATGCGAAACGTGGGGAACAGAACCAGCATGGAGGATATACATTCCATCTAACCCGCGCAGGGCTGGACTGGCTGGGCAAACAGCTTGGGATACATATCTATGACGAGGGAGAAGATACATGACAACGGAACAGAAACGCCGGGCGGCCGCAAGGAAAGACGCTGCCGCCCGGCGTAACATACCACGGATGGCATACTGGCACATGGCGCACAGGCCGTATCGGGTAAAGAGGAGGGCATAGCATTGAATAGAGCAGCAACAGAAGAAATTGCAAGAATGGCGGCCAAAGAAGCCGTGAAGGAATTAAAGAAAGAGATTGAGAAAGAGAACAAGACCAGAAACTTTAGGAACACACGTAAACTGATGCAGAATTATAACCGGATCTGCCAGAGCGTACAGGAAGGGATTGCAGACCTGTCAGACATGGACGGCGGAGAAGGACTGCAGGAATTTTCAGAGGAAGATATCTTCATTAACAGCATCATGAAAAGCAAGCTCCGCAGCATCATAATGATAGCGCATATAGATAAGTGTATGCAGCTGCTGGAGAACGAAGAGTACCAGAGCAATACGATAGAGAAGTACCTGGCGTTTAAGTATTACTACCTGGACGATATGACATATGAAAGTATCGCAGAAATATATGGATATGCAGAACGGACGGCGAGACGTTGGGTAAATGAACTGACAAGCATCCTGAGCATATATCTGTTTGGGGCTGATGCGGTTATCCTGGAATGACAATAGCATGGCAAAATCGCGTCCTTGCATTGGCCGTCTATCTGTTTTATAATGGTATCATGCAAAATTAGGTGATGGAATATAATACATTTTTAGGCGAACGTCCTGCAGAGATGCAGGGCGTTTTTGTTGCGGAAAAGGAGAAGGTCATGACAGAGGAAATGCTGGAATGGGTGAAAGGGCTGATTCAGGATGATAACCTTCATGCATTTTATACTTCACCCGTCTGGCGGCGGACGCAGGCAAGGATATTAAAAGAGAATCATTATGAATGTAGCAGGTGTAAAGCACGCGGGATGGTAGTTCAGGCACGCACAGTGCATCACAAGAAATATCTCAGGAAGTTCCCTGAACTGGCGCTGGAAGATGAAAACCTGGAACCTATCTGCACAAGCTGCCACTATGAAGAGCACCACAAAAAGCACAGAAAGTTTCTGAACGAAGAAAGGTGGTAGGCGGCGGAAAAATAAGGAAACACAGCCCTCCCGGCCGTAAAAAATGAAAAAACTCTAAGGGGGCGGTGACCGTAAGGGGGATGCTCGTCTTTGGGGAAATTTTGAAAAACCGGAGAATCTGGGGAGGAGGCGGTAAAATGGCACGTCCGGTAAGCGAAGAAACGGAGAGGAAAAAAACAGAAGAAAGCCTGAAAAATGCGCTAAAACAGAACGGTTTATCGGAAAAATTCTTGGAGGATAAGGTCAGGGAATACATGTCATTTTATGATGATTTAACCCATATTAATAAGGCGCTTAAAGAGTTAAAACGGACAGGAAATGGCACTTTAAAAAACTATACAGATGCCACAGCAGAGAAGCGGAGGATATCTGCAGAGATGCGGAGCATCCTGAGATTCCTGGGGCTGAAACCAACGGATACAAACCTGGCGTCGGGCGGTGATGCGGATGAGGAGCTATAGCAGGTACATAGACCCGTATATCCGAAAAATTAAGAGAAATGAAGTAGTACACTGTAAGGAACAGGAGCAAATGATGGATAACATTGTCATCCCGACACTGGAGAGGGACGACGTTGTTATTGATGATGAGAAGATTGAAAAGGGACTCTCCCTGCAGAAGTACTTCCCGTACCGCTTGATTGAATGGGAGATATTTTTATTTGCGCTGATTGTGGGCGTAACCTTCAAAGATGGCGATGTTGTATTTAATGATATCCGCGTCATGGTCGGGCGCGGCAGCGGGAAGAATGGGTTCATTTCGTTTTTGTGTTTCTACTTCCTTTCGCCGTATCACGGGATAAACGGGTACAACATTGATTTAATGGCGAATGCGGAGCAGCAGGCAAAAACTTCTTTTATTGATGTGTACAATGTCATTACAGACCCTGTAAAAGAAGAATACAGGACGGTACTGAAAAAGAATTACCATGCCACAAAGGAACTGATAACGGGGAAGAAAACGAAATCAATGCTCCGGTTTAACACTTCATCAAAAAGAGGAAAGGACAGCAAGCGTACAGGCTGCGTTATCTTCGATGAGAAGCACGAATATACAGACGTCCAGAACATGAATACCTTGAAATCGGGGCTTGGGAAAGTATGGCACGGGAGGATTATCACCATCACTACAGACGGGCACATCAGGGGAGCGGTGCTGGACCAGGAGAAGGAACAAAACCGGGCAATACTAAAAGAGTACAATCCCATGAACCGGACGCTGGTATTCTGGTGCCGCATTGAGGACGAGAAGGAATGGAACCAGATAGACAAGCTTATAAAAGCGATTCCAAGCCTGGATGATTTTCCGAGCCTGAAATCAACCATCCTGAAAGAAATCATGGATATGCCCTACAACATGGATTATTTTCCGGAGTTCATGGCGAAACGCTGCAACTTCCCTGTCGGAAATAAAGAAAATGAGGTAGCCACATGGGAAGATATCAGGGCGGCCACAGAAGAGGACTTGCCAGAACTTGCGGGAAAAAACTGCGTAGGCGCTGTGGATTATGCAATGACGGACGATTTCGTATGCGTAGGGCTTACATTCAGGGTGCAGGGGAGAGTCTACCATATACACCATACATTCATTTGCGCCCATTCAAGGGACTTAGGCGGAATCAAAGCGCCGCTCCGGGAATGGGAAGCACGAGGGGACGTGGAGTTCGTGGAGGATGTGCAGATTCAGCCCGAAATCGTGGTTAGATGGTTTGAAGAGATGGGGCAGAGATACAACATCCTGAAAATAGGGATTGACCGCTTCAGGTTTTTCATATTAAATGCAGAGTTCAAAAAGATAGGTTTCGATGCGCATGAAAAGAAAAACATCATACTGGTAAGGCCAATACTCATCATGCAGGCCGCGCCGGTTATAAATTCCCTGTTTATTAACCGTATGGTATCCTTTGGGGACGTGCCGATCATGCGTTGGTACACCAATAATACCAAGAAGATAATGGACGACAAAGGAAACGTCACTTACGGCAAGATTGAACCGAGATACCGAAAGACAGACGGATTTATGGCATTTGTAAATACAATCGTCCTGCTGGATGAAATACCGGAAGAGGTAGACTATACCAGTATCAATTTTGATGTTTACAGTTATTAAGGAGGCGATGAGATATGGGGTTCTGGAACTGGCTGCAAGGGAAGATGCTGGGTGGTAAAACCGTAGAGATATCAGCAAAGACTATAGAAGAATATATAGACCAGGAACAGATGTCAAGCCTGGCAATGGAGGAGTTCACTATTCACGCAGCGATTAACCTGATTGCGAACTGCATATCGAAATGTGAGTTCAAAACCTTTCAGAAAGGAAAAGAAAACGCCGGGGAAGAACACTATGCATGGAACTATGAGCCGAACCGCAACCAGAATTCAAGCCAGTTTCTTCAGGAACTGGTGGCCAGGCTGCTGTATTACAATGAATGTCTGGTAGTCGAGGCAGACGGACAGCTTATCATTGCAGAATCTTTCACGAAAGAAGAATACTGCCTGAAAGAAATCCTGTTTTCAAATGTATATCGAGAAGGACTGACATTCCGGCGGACATTTGCCATGTCGGAGGTTCTGTATTTCCGGCTGAATAACCGGAACATTCGGCAACTACTGTCGAACTTGTGCACAGGCTATGCGAAACTTTTGACTGACGCTGTGGATAAGTATGAGAAAGCCGGAGGGGAGAAAGGGACATTAAAGATTGATGCGACCGCTACAGGGATGAAATACGGCGCAAGGACGTTCGAGGAAGTCTACGAAGATTTGATGAATAACCGTTTTAAGAGGTTTTTCAACAGCCGGAGCGCCGTGCTGCCGCTGTTCAATGGTTTCAATTACACGAAACAGGCGGCGGAACAAAGCAAGAAATCCACGTCAGAGATGAAGGATATCACGGATGTAATGGATGAAATTGTGAAAACGGTGGCGAGGGCATTTAATATCCCAGTGTCTCTGTTAAAAGGCGACGTGTCAGACGTAGAAAAAATTACAAGAAATTTTCTGACGTTCTGCATAGACCCTGTCTGCGAGATGATTCAGACAGAAATAAACCGTAAGCGGTACGGAAGAAAGGAAGTGCAGAAAGGAAATTATCTCAAAATAGATACGACTACCGTAATGCATACGGATGTTTTTGAGATTGCCGAGAAGATTGATAAGCTGATAGCCAGCGGAATGTACTGCATCGACGAGCTCCGGAAGAAGCTGGGGGATGCAGAACTGAATACGGAGGAAAGCAGGAAGCACCGGATAACAAAGAATTATACGGAACTCAGCGATTTGAAAGGGGGTGATGAAGATAAAGAGGAACGCGACGAAGTTCAGGTTTGAGCAGATGGAAGGCGGGAACACACATAAGCTGTACATCTATGATGATGTAACTGCCTATGGGAACTTTAACTGGGAGACATGGGATTATGATGATTCCGAGACAAGCGCGAACTATTTCCGGCAGCAGTTGAAAGGAATCCCGGAAACAGCAGAAATCGAACTCCATGTAAATTCCAATGGCGGAAGCGTGAAAGAGGGGATTGCGATTTATAATCTCCTGAAACAGCACGGGGCGCACAAGACATGCTACGTAGATGGGTTTGCCTACTCCATAGCAAGTGTGATCTGCCTGGCGTGTGATAAAATTGTTATGGGACTTGGGACGTCCATGCTCATCCATAACATGGCCATGTATGCCTACGGAAACGCCGAAACGCTGCGCAAATGCGCGGATGACCTGGACACCTTAATGGAATCCAACCGAAAAATTTACATGGCGAGGGCAAAAAATCTGACAGAAGAACAGCTCGCTGAAATGATGGACAAAGAAACATTCTTAACGCCGGAACAGTGCCTGGAATATGGTTTCTGCGATGAAATCGGAAGTTACCAGGCAGACCAGGAACAGCAACGTCAGCAAGAAAATGAGATAATCCGGCAGCTTCGACAACAGTTAAATGACACGCAGTCTTTCCGGCAGGAAATGAAGCAGTTCATACCGCCGGAACCGCCGCCAGGAGCGGAGCCGGGAGAAACAAAAAACAATGGACAGAAAGTGCTCAATATGATGAGCGCTTTTTTAAATGCATTTCCAAAAAAGGAGGACAAGGATGAAAAATAAGGATTTATTGAAGCAGGAAAACGCACAGTTGATGCAGTCACTGTCCCAGGCATTAAAGGACGATGACCAGGATGCAATGGCGGAGGCATTCACCCAGTTCGCAGAGGGTGTGCAGGCTAAGATTATGGAAGAATACGGGGAACTTAGGCAGGGCAGGGATGCGGCCGTGCTTGCATCCAGGGGAATCCGCCAGCTTACCACGGAAGAGACGAAGTTCTACCAGGCATGGATTGACGCGTCAAAATCGCCGAACCCGCAGCAGGCCCTTGCGGACATCAACAAAGCCATGCCGGAAACGATCATGGATTCTGTCATTGAGGATATGCAGGAAGCACACCCCCTGCTGTCAGCGGTAGACTTCACGAACTGCCAGGGCGCGATTAAAATGATTGTCAATGCCGATAATATTGACCTTGCTACCTGGGATGCCCTGACTACAGCCATTGCTGCGGAACTGTCTGGGAAGATTGATACGATGGATATGACGCTTGCCAAGCTTTCGGCATTTATCCCAGTGGCAAAAGACATGCTGGCTCTGGGCCCCGTATGGCTTGATAATTATGTGCGAATCATCCTGTCAGAAGCATCGGCGGGCGGGCTGGAAAAAGGCATCTTGAAAGGGACGGGGAAAAACCAGCCGATTGGCATGTGTAAAGACCTGGATGGCGCGGTAACCCAGGGAGTGTATGCAGATAAGACAAAAATTTCTCTGACGTCCCTAGAACCGTCTGAGTACTGCGCAGCAGTGGCGCCGCTGGCGAAAAAGCCCCTGGGAGGCTACCGTACAGTAGCGGAAGTTATGCTTGTAGTAAACCCGGTAGACTATATCCAGAAGGTACTCCCATCGTCCACTGTCCGGGCGTCTGATGGCACTTATAAGAATAACGTATTCCCATATCCTACAAGGGCCGTGCAGTCCTCTGTACTGGATGAGGGAGAAGCGATCCTCGGACTTCCGAAGAAATATTTTATGGGCGTCGGCGCAGGCTCTTCCGGGAAGATTGAGTATTCCGACGAATATCAGTTCCTGGAAGATAACCGTGTGTACACCACGAAGATGTACGGCATGGGAAGGCCGAAGGACAACAATGCTTTTATCTATCTGGATATCTCTAAACTCAAACCGCTGCCGCTCAAGGTGGAAGTAACGAACGGGGAAGATAAGCCGATAGTCACGAAAGCAAAAGCCGCGTCTTAATCAGGCGGGGCGTGACGGATGGTAGTGGAAATGCTGGGAGATGTCCGGAACTATCTGGACATCACCTGGCAGGACGATGAAACAGACAGGAAGCTGACGGGAATCATTAAGCGCGGCATGGCATATATCAACCAGGCAGCAGGGGCAGAGCAGGACTATACAGCGGAAGGGATGCCGCGCGCCCTGCTTTTCGATTACTGCCGCTATGCCAGAAATAACGCATCGGAGATGTTCGAAGGAAACTTCCGGGCAGAGCTGATTGCGCTCAGGATGGGGGTGCAGGCTGATGACTACGCCAGGGAACAAGGCTATATTTGAGACTTTCAATGACGGCATATGCAGCATCCGGGAAATTGACGAGGATGGGAATGCGGGTGCGGAAGTCGGGAAATTGCGTTATCAGGAGCGGACAGTCGGCATCAGGCGGTACTATGAGGCAATGACCGCGAAAGTACAGGTTGACCGCCTGGCTCGGGTTCCTTACCAGCCGTGGCTGACGACGGAATATCTGGCGGTTATGAATGGGGCGGTGTATGAGATTACACAGGTACAGACTATACCGGATTCTTCACCGAAAACGAATGACGTATCCCTCCGCCTGACAAGAAAAAGAAGGATTGTACATGGCACAATTTGACGTAAAAGGGCTGGATGAATTAGTAGACGCGCTTGAGAGAATGGGACGGCTTGACGAGATCGCCCCGAAAATGTTGGAAGAAGCAGCTCCAATATTAAAAGAAGAAGTGGTGCTCCTGGCAGAGACACACAAGGTAACGGGTGATATGGCAAGCTCCATTAAAGAAACAAAGCCGCGCGAAAGAAGGGGAGGGCACGAAATCTGTGTCAGACCAACGGGGAAAGACCGAAACGGCATTCGAAATATGGAAAAAGCAGCATGGATAGAATTTGGAACAAAAGGCCGTTCAGGTACCCCGTTCATTACCTCAGCCGTACTGAACGCAGAAGCGGATGTAAAGGCAAAGATGCAGGAAGTATTTAACCGGGAGGTTTCAGGATGAAGTCAGACGAGCTGTTACGAAAGACGCTGGAAGAGACAGGGCTTCCAGTAAAGCCTTACGAGTACAAAGGTACAAAACCGGAGTATATCGTATACAACGAAGAAGATGAGCGCGGAACATCTTATAGGGATGACCGTCCGGGCGGGACTTCTATCTGGTGGCAGGCACATCTATTTACACCGATCCAGAGCGACTACCGCAGCATAAAGCGGAAGATGCGTGAAATGCTCCTGGCAGCAGGATTCGGGGTAGGGGCAGTACGCACCCTGTATGAAAAAGAAACAGAAATCGTGCACGTAGTGATATCGTGCAATATTGTAGAACATATGGAGGAATAAGAAATGGCGAAAGTTGGGTTAAAACATGTTGTAGCAGCACCGTTAAAGAACGATGGGACTTACGGCAGCGGCTACGTGGTAGCAAAGGCAATCAAGGCAACAGTGAACTCAAACAGTAACGACGTGAAGCTGTATGCAGATGACGGGCTGGCAGAGTCGGACAAATCATTCAAGGATGGTTCAATCTCCCTGAATGTAGACGATTTGGAACAGAAGAAATATGCGGATATGCTGGGGCACACATATACAGAGGCTGATACAGAAGGAGGGATGCCGGAAACGGTAGTGGCTGCTACACACGATGTAGCGCCGTATCTGGGAGTAGGGTTTTACGGCGCCGTTATGAGAAATAATAAAGTATCCTACATGGCGAAATGGCTGAAAAAGGTACAGTTTGCCGAGCCGAATGACGAAACAGAAACAAAGGGCGAAACCGTGAATTTCCAGACACCGACGATTGAAGGAACTGTGTTCCCGGCTGATGACGGAACCTGGAAGGAGCAGGCGGAGTTTGCAACAGAGGAAGAAGCGGCTGCGTGGGTAGATAAAAAAGCAAACATCGGCACGACGGGAACTGTTGCGGAGGATAAAGGGAATGAGTAAATTAAAACCTGAAGGAGAAACGTTAGTTCTTGACGGGGTGGAGCGGCATCTGCTCTTCACCCTGAACGCGGTGGATGAAATACAGGAGAACTATGACTGCAGCCTGGAGGAAGTTATCGACAGGCTGACAGACAAAAAGGAATCCATAAGTACACTGCGCTACCTGGTGATGGCTCTGCTGAATGACGAAGCGGAACGTTCCCCAAAGGAAAACTATAAGATATATACAGAACGGGAAGCTGGGTGGCTCATCACACAGGAGAACGTTTTGGAAGTGACGATGGCGGTATTAAAAGCCTATGGGCTGTCGCTGCCAGAGCCGGATGAATACGCATCCCCAAACACGGAAAGCGGACAGAGAAAATAAACACTGTCCGCCTTTTGTACATCGGATGCAAAATCCTGAACTTCCGGCAGGAAGAAGTACTGGCAATGACGCTTCGGAAATTCTTCCTGTTGTATGACGAACATTTAGAAATAACGGGACAGAAAGAGCGGGAAGTAACGGTAGACCAGGTGTTTTAAAATATAGAGAAGGGCGCGGTGAAAGCTGCGCCCTTTGCAAAAAAAGCCTTGACTTTTGTAGCTACATAAGATATAATAAAGACAGTTAAGAAAAGGCTTAGCAAGTAAGGCAGGCAGGAAGCCGGAAAGGAGAACAAATGGTAGATATGGGAATGACAGACAAACAGTTCAATGGTTTTGTAAGATTTCTGTTAGACGCTCTGAAAGACGCAATGGAAGAAAAGGAAAGCGAGAAGAAAGATGAAAAACTTACAAAAATCGCTGACAATCTGCAAAAGACATTGGAAGACTAAAAGCCCCATTTATTTCTAAACAGGGCTAAACCACAAAAGGGGCGGTACTTGCCACTGCCCCTATACCAAATAAATAATATCATTTATTGGGGAAAATGGCAAGGTTAAAAGAGGTGGTTATAGTAGAGAAGAAGAAAATGGGCAGGCCAACTGACAGCCCGAAAACAGTCACGAAACGCGCAAGAATGTCTGAAGGGGATGTGGATAAATTAAGACTTTGTTGCCAGAGATTAGATAAGTCAGAATCTGATATAATCAGAATGGGGATTAAAGAAGTTTATCGGAAAATCATGAACGAAGAAAGTTAAAAGTTGAAAATTGAGGCGTGGCGCATAGGGCTTTATAGGATTAGCGTTACTCTTAAAATAAGGAAAGTAGCGAAAAAGAGATAGGAGGGCATATTATGTGGGGGATTTTACTGGTAGTGTTTTTAGTAATGCCTACAAATGTCATTGTCTTACTGGCGTTACTGTTATGCGCGAAATGGCTACGCAAAGATGAGAAAAAGCATCCTGAGAAATACAGGGAGAGAAAAAAAGACAACTTCTGCTACTGGATTGATGATTAGCAATGGCAGCGGGACAAAAAAATAATGATATGTAAACAGGGAAAAGGACATCTGATTGCGGATGCCCTTTTTCTTTGTGGAAAAGGAGGGAGCAAATGGGAAGCAATGAAGTAAGCGCGCTCATATCACTTAAAGGCGAGCAGGAGTTCAGGCGTGCGCTTACTGCCGCAACGGGTGCACTGCGGGAAGTGGAATCAAGTTCCAAACTGGTAGATGAACAGTTCCGTGGACAGAGAAATACTATGGAAGCGCTCAGGGCGCAGCATGAAGTTTTAAATAATGCGCTTGCCGCTCGCAAAAGAAAAGAGGAGGAGCTTGGGAAAGCTCTGGAAAATGCAAAAAGAAACCAGGAGAATGTAGGGAAGGGCCTGGAAAAACTGCTGGGGAAATGGGATGAGGAAAACGAGAAACTGGAGGAACTGAAAAAAACATACGGGGAATCATCCGAAGAGGTTAAGGAGCAGGAAGAAAAAGTCAAAGAACTTTCAGACGCAATGGAAAGGGGAAACCGAAATTACGAGACGGCAGGCAACAGGATACAGAGATGGCAGACACAGCTAAATAGCGCGCAGGCAGAGACATTAAGGGCAAACCGCGCACTGGAAGAGAATGAACGATATCTCGGCGAGGCGGAACAGGCTACTGACCATTGCGCGACCAGCATTGACAGGTTTGGGAACAGGGTAAGGGAAAGCGGGGAAAACCTGGAGGATTCAGGGCAGGCCGTGTCTGACTGGGCGGACAAGTTTAAAAGCGCCGTTGTAAATAAGGGCGTTTCCATGATGGCAGACGCGATAGGAAATACCGTGGACAAGATGAAAGAAGTGGCGGCATATGCCATTGACGTCGGAAAGTCTTTCGAAGCGGCCATGGCAGAGGTGGCGGCAGTTTCAGGCGCAACAGGAAATGACCTGAATGCACTGACAGAAAAAGCGAAAGAAATGGGCGCGAGCACAAAGTTTTCAGCCACGGAATCCGCAGAAGCCATGAATTACATGGCGATGGCGGGGTGGAAAACGGAGGACATGCTAAACGGCATCGGCGGGATTATGAGCCTGGCGGCGGCATCTGGTGAGGACTTAGCCGCCACATCGGATATTGTGACGGACGCCCTGACTGCGTTCGGGCTTTCGGCGTCAGATTCCGGGCACTTTTCGGATGTTCTGGCGGCAGCGTCCAGCAATGCGAACACCAACGTATCCATGCTTGGGGAGACATTTAAATACTGCGCGCCTATCGCGGGGACATTCGGTTTTTCAGTGGAAGATACAGCGGAAGCAATCGGGCTGATGGGGAATTCAAGCATTAAGGCATCACAGGCAGGGACAGCGATGCGTGCGTTGCTGACAAGCCTGGCGGGGGAAGTGACCTTTACCGGAAAAGCTATCGGGGAAGTGACCATACGGACAAAGGAAACGGATGGAAGCATGAGGAATCTCGGGGAAATCCTGACGGACTGCCGGGAAGCTTTCGGACAGATGACGGACTCGGAAAAATCAGCAAATGCAGAAGCATTAGTCGGAAAAAATGCTATGAGTGGCTTTCTGGCGGTAATGAATGCCGCGCCTAAGGATATTGAGAAGCTGAACGGCGCACTGACAAACTGCGACGGTGCAGCGGCGCAGATGGCAGAAACCATGCAAGATAACCTGCAGGGGAAAGTCACGATTTTACAGTCTACCCTGGAGGGGCTGGGTATCAGCGCATACGAGAAGTTTTCCGGTCCGTTGCAAGATGCGGCGGAAGAAGCGACAGGGATTATTGAGGAACTTACTGAGAAGATGAATAATGGGGATCTGGGGAGGGCCTTTGAAATCCTTGCGGAGTCCTTGGGTGACAATGTGGATGTGCTGGATGATGTTGCGGACGGCCTCATATGGATTATAGAGCACGGGGATTTAATCATAGCGACATTAAAGGGCATTGCTACAGGGATGCTCATGTATAAAGCGGTTTCTGGTATAACCAGCGTCATATCCGCACTGCAGGCTATGCGGACGGCTCTTGTAGCGGCGGAGTCTGCGCAGGCGGCATTGAATCTGGCACAGCTGGCAAACCCTGTCGCCCTGGTGACCGCGGGGGTAGCAGCCCTGGGCGTTGCGCTGGTGTCCCTTGCAAACAGCGGGATGAAAAGGACTAAGACGGAAGCTGGAAAAGCGGCAGACGAGGCGGAGAATCTGGCGGACAGGATGGCTGACCTGAAAGAAAGGGTAGAGGAACAGGCAGACGCGCAAAGGGAAGAGGCTATGGCGACGACGGCACAGTATAAAAACTACGAGGCCATGTCAAATAAGATATATGAGCTGAACGACGCCATAAAAAGCGGGGCAATGACCGAAGCGGAAGCAACTACCGCAAAAGCCCAGATGAGCTATTATGTCCAGAAGCTGAACAGTGAAATGCCGGGGCTGAGCCTGGAGATAGACAAACAGACAGGGCTTATCAAGCAGGGGAAAGAAGCTACAGACCAGTATATCACTTCAATGAAAAACAAAGCCATTGCATCCGTAATAGAAGGACAGTTAACAGAACTATACGAGCAGCAGGCCAAAGCACAAATCGAAGGCATCGCAGCGGAAGGCAGAAAAGCAGATTACCACGATAAAGCTGCAGACGCAGCAAAAAAAGCTGCCCTGTACCAGGAAGCGTATAACGAAAGGGTAGAGCTTGGGAACCGCGATGCATATGACGCAGTGAATGGTCAAGGGGCGTATGCAAAAGCACTTGAGGACATTGCGAAAAAACATAAGATATCAAACGCGGAACTGGAGAAAGCCTCTGACATTGCGGAAGCGGCCGCAAAAGACGCCGAGGATTATGGAAAGGCTGAACAAGCGGCGGCAAGGGAGGTAAAAGAAGCAAAAGGCGCGGAGAAAGCCGCCACGGCGGCAATTAATGAAAAGTCAGAGGCAACCGCCAAATACATGAAGCAGCAAGGCTACACAAATGAAGAAATTGCTGCAATGACAGGAATTCTGTTGGAAAATACCGGAGAAATGGAAAATAATGCAGAAGCCACCGACAATGCGGCTGGCTCCGCACAGAACTATGCAGAGTCGGCAGAGGATATCGCAGCATCTTCCGAAGCCCAGAAAGAAGCCCTCGAATCCCTCCGGGAGAAGTTTGAAGAAATCAAATCCTCTATCGAACAGAGCATGGAAGTGAACATGTTCGAAAAGTTTGACGGCGGCGACACTTACAACATAGACAAGCTGATTGAAAACCTCAAAGGGCAGAGGAAAGCCTTAGCGGACTGGGAAGCGAACATGCAGACGCTGGCCGGGGAGATCGGCAGGAACATGAACGTGGAATTGTTTGACAAGCTCCTGGAAATGGGGCCGGACCAGGGCGCGAACTTCGCCCAGCAGTTAGTAAATACCTTAAATAATGAAGGCGGATCCAAGATGAAAGAGCTGGCGGAGCAATGGGCGGGGGCATTGTCTGATAGAGAGACATACGCGAACAGTCTGGCAAGGACACAGTCCATCATCAAAACAATTATGGGCGAGATGTCAAATTCTACAGAACTTGACTTTTCAAACCTCCGGGAATCCCTTGAGGGAGCTGCATCCGCAGCCGCCGAAGGCGGGGAGGTAATTTCCGAGGAACTGAAAAAATCCTTCCTTGATACCGTGAAAGCAGCGGAAGAAATGGGGGCGGAAATCCCGGAAGGGCTTGCAGACAAGATAGCGTCCGGCGATGTATCTATCGGCGATGCAATCGCCCAATTAAAGGGGAGCATGGAAGCGCAGTTCAATTTCCTCTCTGAGCTTGCCGGGGAAGCTGGGATAGAAATAGATGATGAAATCCGCAAGGGAATCCTAAACGGCGGGGAGGATGCCGTAAAGGCAATTGCCCAGCTCCAGGAGAAAATACTGAAAAAGCAGGAAGAGTCAGAAAAGGAATTCAAGAAAGGCGGCAAGAAGAATACAGAAGCTGTCGGCGCAGGAACGGAAGAGGCGAAGCCCGAAGTTGTCAGCAAGACCGGGAGCGTCATGCAGCAGTCGGCAGACACAGCGAACAGCTATTACATGCAATTCCGGAACGTAGGCAGCAATATGATGTCCGGTGTCGCCCTGGGCATGACCAGTAATTCCAATCTGGTCTACGACGCTGTTCGCAGAATCTTAGAGCAGGCAAAGAAAGAAGCGGACAAGGCGACGGATTCGCGTAGCCCTTCCCGCGTCTGGCGGAACCAGGTCGGCGCGTACATGTCCCAGGGGCTGGCGCTTGGTATTTCTGACGGGACAAAAGATGTAACCTCTGCCGCTACAGGGCTTGCGCGGTCTGCCACCAAAGCGACAAAAGAAGAGCTGGACATTAACTCCCCGAGTAAGATATTTATAAAACTGGGAGGATATATTTCGGAAGGGCTGGGCATCGGCATCAAAAACAAAAAAGGCTACGCAGTCCAGACATCGAAAAAGATGGCAAAAGAAGTCTACAAGGCGTCTGCAGAGTGGATGGAAAAGTACATGAGTTCGCATAATGTAAGCCTGGAAGGGGAGAAGAAATTCTGGAAGCAGCTTGCGAAAACTGTGAAAAAGGACAGCAAGTCCTACAAGGACGCCCTGAAACATGCCGCCGCAAACGATAAGTTCATAAAAGAAGTGCGAGGGAAGGTAAAGGACGCCTTTGACGTGTCCTGGTATACGAAAAAGGCAAAAAAGACTGTAAAGAAAGATGCGGATAAATATTACGGCGAGGTCACCAAAGCGGCGAAGAAATTCATCGACAACAAGAAAGCCGTGGACGGCACGGGACTCCGGCAGGAAAAATATTTCTGGGAGCAGGTGAAAAAGAAAGCAGGGAAAGGAACGCAGACCTACGCGGACGCAGCAAAGCGGATAAAGGAAATCAATAAGGATATTAAAAAGCAGGTAAAAGCCAACGCAGAGACAAAACAGGAGAAAAAAGAATATGGCGTATCGGGAGCAGGGCTGGAGTTGTATAAATCCCTCTACAAAGTATCAGCGCAGGCAGAGATTGACTACTGGAAGAAAATAAGAAAGAATGGGAAGCTTACAAAGGCGCAGAAGTTGGAAGTTGATAAGAATATTCTGGAAGCCGAGGAGAACTTCAATGAGCAGATGAAAGCCCTGAAAGATGATTATTACGAAAAATGTAAAGACATCAACGACAAGCTCAAAGATGATATCGAAGAACTGACGGAAGAATATGAAACAGCATTTGCGGACAGGAAAACTGCTATTAAGTCGGCATTCGGGACATTTGATGAATTCTCCAGCGAAGCGGAAGCCCCAGAGGTGCTCCTGGAAAACATGAAATCCCAGGCAGCGGGATATGCGCTGTGGATAGAACAGCTTGGGGAGCTGGAGGGGAAAGGCATCCTGAAAAGTCCGTTCATAGAGGAATTGCGCCAGATGGGGCCGGAAGCCGCCGCTACTATCATGTCTTTAAACATGATGTCCGAAGAACAGCTTAGGCAGGCACAGCAGGCATGGGACGAAAAAGACAGGCTGGCAGAGGCGCAGGCGGCGAAAGAGACGGAAGCGCTGCGGAAAAAGAACGAGGAGCAGATAAAGAAACTCCGGGAGGAAGCGCAGAAACAGCTGGATACATATAAAGCAGAATATGAAGCAGCATCGGCAGAGCTTTCTGCTGCCATGTCCGGCCCCCTGGAGGAACTGGCCGTGAAAGCGACTACGCTCGGGGAAAAGGCTACGGCGGAACTGATTCTCGGGATGAAGGACAGGGCAGAGTCAAAAGCAACAAAAAAAGAATTGAAAGAAGTGCGGAAGGAGGTGGCGTCCGGCTTGAACGGGCTCCCCAAAAAAGGAAAGGATATCGGGGGGGATATGCTGGCGGGGCTGCTCTCTGGATTATCAAACAAACTGGAGATTACGAAAGGTGCAAAATCCTTTGTGGAAGAGCTGGAAGCTGCCATTAAAGCAGCAGCAGGTATACACTCCCCGTCCAGGCGGTTCCGCGATGCCGTAGGGAAGCAGATACCCGCAGGCGTGGCACAGGGCGTAGAGGAAGGGACGGCTGAAGCCGAGCGTGCCGGGGCAGGCATGGTAGATTCCATGCTGGCAAAGTCGGCCGAACGGATGGAACGGCAGCGGGCAGCGCTGAAAGGATATGCGGAAGGTCTAAATGGAAGCGCAGGCATTGCCGCCCTGGATAATCTGACGGCGCCGCATCTGGCACAATCAACAAACATAACGGTGAATAACACAGGGGTAGCGGAGATGCTCGGGGGAGTGACGGCAGAAATACAGAAGCTGGGCGGAGAAATCAGGCGCATGAAAATCATGCTGGACACCGGGGAACTGGTGGGGGCAATTGGAGACGAACTGGCTATGGAGGCAAGGAGGGCATAGATGTTAATAAACGGGATAGATATTTCACGTTACGGCGCAAAACAGATGAAAGTAACGCCGGGGAAACGCACGGTTGCAAACGAAAGCGAGATGGCGGGCGGGCTTTTTGTGCCCGTCATGTGCACGCCCGAAATCGGCTTAAAGGAATACGAGATAGCGGTTGCGGTGCACGGGGACAGCAGGGAAGAGATATGGAGGCACACGGACATGGTCGTGGCGCTTTTCGGGAGGGGGCCGGCCGCTGTAAAACTGGATGGGTTCACCAGCACATTCCAACTGTCGCTAAGCGGCGTAAGGCAGGAGGAATATGGACCGAAACTGGACAGGTGGCACACGCTTATCCTAGAATGTAAGGGGTACGAATGCGGCGAAGAAGTGGTGCGAACCTTCGGGTCAACCAGGCTTATTGACACTATGGAGAATGGCGTAAATGAGGATTACAAATTCGAGTTACAGGTTGAGTTGCCCATCATGCAGGGGATGCGCCCGGCATTGCTGGGGATAAAAATTGAACAGGTGTATGTGGTGGAGAGCGGGGATGTTACAAATGAATACGAATTTATAGGGAAGTGCGCGCCTATATGGGGAGAACTAAAGATTTCCGGTGTGTGTATGAACCGGTCAGGGGAATCTTTGGGGCCTGTGGAAATTTCCGCCTGGGGAGACGAAACATCCATAGAGATAGAGAAAGGCACGGGGATAGCCGTGGGGGATTCAGCGAACGGCTGGTCGGATGATATGGCCGGGTTTACAGTAGACATGCCATCCCCCCCGGTGTGCGTGGGAAGCACAGGGAAATACCCCGAATATCAGAGAATATTTTTCAAGTGGAAGTTCTATCGGCCGCCAGCAGATGAACGGCAGGGACAGTGGGTGAGGTATAGGAGGATTCGGCACACGCTTTCTTATACGCCAATCTATATATAGGAGGCAGGGGGATGAAGCTGTTAAACACGAGGAAAGAATTTACGAGGTTCATAGCCAGGAGGAAAGGTTTTAAACTGGAAGAAAAGCTGGACGGCGGGATAGCAAAGAAACAGATCAGCTTCTCCTATCCCGTGGAGGATGGGCGCATTAGCTGTGAAGATATCCTGGAATATGGGGATGAACATTATGCGGTAAAGGAATCCACTATAAAAGGAAACTGGGGGACTGTGACAGCCGCCCAGGACACGGCAGGGCTTTCAGGGAACCCGAAAGCGTCATTTTCCATCCAGGGAGGGACAGCCCTGCAGTGCGCGAGGGAAGCCATCAGCGGGAGCATATGGAAGTGCGTCCAGGTATCCGGCAATAGCTGGGAGACAAGGAACTTTTCGGAAGAAAATACAGACAGCATGAAGCTCCTGGAAAGAATCGCAGAAGCGTTCTGGGTTGAGATAGCGTTCTCAGCAAAGGAGCGTACCGTATACCTGTACGGAAAGGTACATACGCGGGATACCCCGGTGAAATTTGTAAAGGGGATAAATCTGAAATCCATCGAAGTAAAGACGGATTCCTATGATTTTTACACAAGGATACAGCCTATCGGGAAAGACGGGCTGACGATAGCGGGTGTAAACGGTGGGCGGGATTACCTGGAGAATACAAAATACCGCAGTTCCATCAGGACGTTAAGGTGGGAGGACACCAATTATAAGGACGCCGAAACCCTGAAAAACGCGGCAGAAAAGAAGCTGGAAGAGCTGGCTGCCCCAAAGACTGCATACACCGCGCAGATAGCCGATATAGCAAGCCTTGACACAAGATACAAAGAATTTGTATTCGGTCTTGGGGACAGCGCAGATATTTCCGACATGGACACAGGGGTATACGCCTGCGAGCGCATTGTACAGATCACACGCTATCCAGACAATCCAGAAAAAAATACGGTAGAGCTGTCCAGCAGGAAACAGAGTTTTGCAGATATGCAGAAAAAGATGTTCGCCGCATCGGACAGTATCTCAAATGTTGTAAGCGGGAATAAAATTTCTATCAGAAAGGTTGATGGGCTACAGGAAGCCATTCAGGGGACGGTGGCAGAAGCCGTGAAGATTTCTGCGGATAACATAGGTAAAAAAGCACCGCATCTCCTCACATCCGGCAGGGTGCCAAGTGCGGATAAATGGCAGACAACCCGTTATCTGGAGGGCATAGGGGTGGACGGCACAGCAAACAGGCACCATTACACGACATGCAGCACATCTGGCAGCACGGCGGCAAAAACCGCCAGCCTGACGGGATTCTCCCTGCTGACAGGAGCGAGGGTGGAGGTGTTGTTCTTAAACGCCAACACAGCATCCAACCCCACGCTGAACATATCTTCTACCGGGGCGAAGTCCATATATTACAGGAACGGTGCTATTCCGGCGAACTATATCCAGGCAGGAACAGTCCTGGAACTCGTTTATAGCGGCTCGTATTGGAGGGTTGTGGGCGATTTGGCACAATACCAGGCGGATGTGTTAAAAACAGAGAACAGTACTCTGAAAGCGGAGCATGACGCACTGGCGGTTCGGATATCCCCTACGCTGCTATATAGTTCCACACTGTATGCTTCTGCCCTGAACACATGGGTATACGCGTCCGTTCCAAGCCTGAAAGACTGGAAAGAAGTCAGGATGTGGCTGGAGGTAGGGGATGCGGATTGCAGGTACAATACGCTCACACGGGAGCATATACAGATGTGTGTAAGCGGATACGCCAATGCCAACTACAATGGACTGGTTCGTGTATCGTGCGATTTTACTAATGCGCGGATAGGTCTACTGGTGAGGAGTATGACGGGATGGGGTTTTTCTAATATAAGAATTACCCG